GCCACCGATGCAGGGTCAGCCGCAAACACCGGCAGCCAACTATGACCCAAACTACGCAGCCGGTCCCAATGCGAATGGTGCCGGGTAACTGTCTGCAACTTTAGTCAGGAATTGCAGGACTGCATTCCGTATTGAAAATGACCGGTGCATTTCAGCAGGTGTACCGGTCAACAGAGGAAAATTAAAACTATGTACGAAAATATGGGTAAAACAGGTACAGACACAATCACCGGGTTCAAAGGTGTGATCACTGCATATGCAGAATACATCACCGGGTGTAACCAAGTTCTTTTGACACCAAAAACAAAGAAGGGCGGTGAAGTAAATCGTTCATCTTGGGTTGACGAACAGCGGGTTGAATTCACCAACAAAAAAGCCGTTGTTTTGGATAACTCCAAAAGTCCCGGCTTCGGTGAAGAAGCACCGATACCCGGCGAATAACGCTTGACCAAGGACATCAGCCCGTGAATTATGGTTACGACATCGAATGTTATCCCAACATTTTCACTTTTTCATCTAAGCATGTTGAAAATGATGATCGTTGGTATTATGAAGTTTCGGAACGTCGCAACGACTTTCACGGGCTGATGACTTTCCTTCATGCCTTGGGTGGTTCAAGTGCATCGATGGTGGGCTTCAATAATCTTCATTACGATTATCCGATGATCCATCACATGATACAGTGTGCACCGGCTTGGTCAAACCTAAATGCCCAAGCACTAAACGCTTATATCTATGAAAAAAATCAATCAATATTTGCTTCGAATGATCGCTTCGGTCATGTCATTTGGAAACCGTGGATCAGGCAAATCGATCTTTTTAAAATTCATCATTTTGATAATGTAGCGAAATCAACATCGTTGAAGGTTCTTGAATTCAACATGCGTTCAATAAACGTCAGTGACCTTCCATTTGAACCGGGTCATATATTGACTGTTGATGAAATGCCCGTGCTTGGTCACTACAACATGCACGATGTCGATGAAACCGTGAAGTTCTTCCACCACACCAAGCCGATGATCGATTTCCGTGATCAGTTATCAGCGAAATACGGCAAGGACTTCACCAACCACAACGACACCAAAATCGGCAAAGATTATTTCATCATGCGTCTTGATGAGAACGCGCCGGGTACGTGCTTTTATTATGATCAAAACAACAAGCGTCAACCGCGTCAAACCAGCCGCGCAAATGGCGTGCCGCTTGCTGATGTGATTTTTCCATATGTGCAGTTCAGAAATTACGAATTCAATCGTATCCTTGAATGGATGAAGACGCAGACGCTGACATCAAAGGATTTGAAAGACACCGACACCAAAGGCGTCAACACCAAGGGCGTTTTCAAAGGTGTTCACTGTGTCGTCAATGGTTTCAAATATGATTTCGGTACGGGTGGAATTCATGGATCGTTAACGGGTGCCGCTGTGGTTGCCGATGATGATTATGCAATCATCGATCTTGACGTTGCGTCATATTATCCCAACATCGCTATTGTAAATCGTCTGTTCCCCGAACACTTGGGTGAAACGTTCTGCACCATTTACAAAGATGTTTATGAACAGCGCAAGACCTATGCGAAGAAGACAGTTGAAAACGGAATGTTGAAGCTTGCCTTGAACGGTGTTTACGGTGATTCGAACAATCCTTATTCACCGTTCTTCGATCCTAAATATACGATGGCGATCACGATGAACGGTCAGCTTCTGCTTTGCATGTTGGCTGAATCGTTGCTTGATATTCCCGGCTTGTCATTGATCCAAATCAACACCGATGGTCTGACTGTGAAAGTCCCCCGTGGCGCTGTTAGTGCCGTTGATATCTGTGCACGTCATTGGGAAACAATCACAGGTCTTGAACTTGAAGATGTCAATTATCAAGCGATGTATATCCGTGATGTCAATAACTACATCGGTGTTTATGAAGACGGAAAGACCAAGACCAAAGGTGCTTATGAAAGCAAGCAGCCGCAAGATCGCGCCCCCTTGGGATGGCATCAGAACATGTCAGCCTTGGTCGTGCCCAAAGCCGCTGAAGCAGCCCTTGTGCATGGCGTCAGCATCGAAGAATTCATTCGATCACCTGACCGTGACATCATGGACTTCATGTGTCGTACCAAAACACCGCGTTCATCGCAATTGGTCTTGGTCGATGACAACGGTGTTGAACACACACAGCAGCGGGTGACACGATATTATGTTTCACACAGGGGCGGTTCGTTGTTCAAGATATCGCCACCGACTAAGCCGCACACCGTGGGTTGGTTGAAGAAAGGAAAAGGTGTCAGCGATGCACAGTATTTTGCATGGCATCAAGCGAACGGTGACGCTTGGTCCCCTGATATTCATCAAAAGAACCAAGGCAGATATGTGACCCGTCGCATGGGTGAAGTGGTTGGTTGGAAAGTCGAACCGTGCAATGATATCAGGTACGTTAACGGGTCAAACATCAATCATGATTATTATATTTCTGAAGCACATAAACTTGTGGATTCGATAAGAAAGGTATAGACGATGGTAGATCAAAGACGAAATTTAAACCCAACACCTGAAGCCCGTGTTGCAATGATTATGTGGGGTGCTGAATATTCACGTCAACAAGGTGGTTCTATGGATTTTTGGGACCGCCTTACAGAAACACAGCAGCGACGTTGTAAAATGGTTGTTGATAAAATTGGTGAAACACTGACCAATGAATTAGAAGTTTCAAACAAACACAAGCAAGATTTCTTTGACGTATTCCATTGCATTATTGACGGTGCAGGACACAAAAACGAATTTGCTATTAAATGGCGCAATGAAGAAATCGACATTTTGCAAGCTGTTCAAGGATATGTTGACGAATTGAAAGAAACGATTCGCAGTCACGGTGAACCATCGTGAAACACATCATCACTGCAATCATACTCATCATCAGCATTCCCGTACAAGCTGCTGAAACCATGCCGGGACCATACGAAGCAACACCGTACAGCGTCTATGATGGCGACACCTTCCGTGCCCATGTTCGCATTTGGCTTGGTCAAACGGTATCCACACCGATACGAATTGACGGTATCGACACCCCCGAAAAACGCGGCAAATGTGAATATGAAAAAGCCCTTGCACTTGAAGCCAAAGCAGCCCTTGAAGAACTGTTGAAGGGCGATGTCAAATTAACCAATATCAGGTACGGCAAATGGGCAGGGCGCGTCCTTGCGCACGTCACAGTGAACGGTGTGGACATTGCCGGTGTTCTCATAAGCAAAGGTCTTGCCCGTCCCTATGATGGCGGCAAGCGTTCGGGATGGTGTGACTGACCGTGAAGTTGTTTTATACCCGCCCCGGTCAAGGCGTCGTTGAATGTTGTGTCATGATCGATGGTCAGTTCCACATGAAAAAAATATCGCCTGATCAAGCCATCCAATTTGCATCAGATTTGCTTGATCAGGCGATTGAATCGAAACGTCGGTTGCCCACCGGAACGACCAAGGTCAACCTGTTCAAGCTTGCCACAACTAAGGTGCGGTGATCGCTTCACGTACCACCGTTGCCGATGATTTACCGAAGTTCTTCACGGCTTGATAGACCCACCATGCACGAACAGCGGTCATGCCGTCTTCACGACACAGTTTGCGAAGCAGCTTGTCAGCAACAGGACGATGAATATTTTCGTTAAGATGACCTTCACGCATCAACTGATACAGCGCGTCATGCACCAAAGAACCGCGCATGAAATTCTTAGTATCAACAGTTGGACCGCTTGGACCGTCCCAAGCATAACCAACTTTGATGGTCAATGTTCCATCTGAATCAAGATCGATGAACGGGGTCTGAATCGCCTGTGACGGATAGGCATCAGTTCGAATTGTACCGGTTTTCATAAGCTGATATTTATAGCCCGCACGATATATTATTTTCTTCATGATACATGTCCCCTTATGGTAACGGTGACGACAACCGAACGAAGGCGTTCAGCACTTCAGGCAACGCCTTGATAGCGGCACTGGCAACCGCTGCATCATTGCTTGATGTCGCCTTCAGGACTTCACCGACGACCATCAAGGCAGATGTCGCTTCGGTCGATGTCGAACCATAACTGATACGTTTAACTTCATGACCGCTTGGATCGGAAATCACATATTCAAATTTGCGGTCACTGCCGTTCGTGCCGGTGCAGACATTGACGCTTGTCAGTTGTGGCTGACCACCTTCAACAGTGGCAGCAGCAAATTCAGCCGTCAGATGCGATGTACCACCACACGCAAACTTGCTGTTGGCAACCTGACCTGTCGAACATGCACCAAGCAAAGCAACCGCTGCTGCAATCAATAAAATCTTTTTCATAGTAAAGCCATCCTCACACCTGTTTCAATTACGTCACGGGGATATGGTTGAACCCCGTTTTCATGATGAATGATACTTTCAGCAAGCAAGATCAGCGTTGCAGGATCATCGACATCAATTTCCTGACCCGTTTTTACATCTAACAATTCACGGACATGGTTTGCATAAGCATCGGTATCGTTTTCACAGGGTGGTGCCCAACGATCAATGACTTCCTGCACCGTATCGATCGCACTGCCATCAGCAGCCTTGCGCCTGTGGTGATAGGTCAGCAACAGCTTACACAGTGCCCTGATGCCATGTTCGGGCGTGTCGAACGTCGTGAAGCGTGCCGGTAAACGGTTTTCTAAACCAATTTCACCAACCCAAGGGTCACGGTCAAATGCACGTTGATTGAAGTCGATGTTGCCGGGATTGTTGTTGCGTTCACCACGGGATTTCATCAGTGCGTTCCTATATGGAATTAACCAGCTTTATTAAAAATTCTTGTGATGCCGGATTCAATACACCGATCATGATAATTATAAGGATCAGGCCACGGGTTGTGCCAAACCACCGCAACACTTTTACAATGTCGAACCGTTCACCTTCAAGCATGGTCACACGGTTGTCGATGTGATCAACAGATTCTTTCATGTCATCAATTGATTTTGTCAGTTTTTCCATTGCTTCAGCAACCCTGTTGGCTGTTTGATTTGTTTCTTCAACAGTATGCTGAATGGAATTCAATTCAATTCTAAATTCATTGATTTCAGCTTTTCGTTTTTCATTCGAATCAAAAAGCTGTGTTATTGACGTTGAAGCATTTTCAGCTTTGGCTTGTAACTGCCCTATCTCTTGTGCATGTTCACCGGTCATGGTTTCCACCTACCCGATAGCGCATGAAGTTGAAGACAATTATGCATAAGCGTGAATCTCTGTCCAATCATTAAATCAAGTTCAGTATATTTTTCTTTTGACGTAATGCAAATCTTTTTAATCATTCGACCTTTGGTGTACCTGAAACCCAACTTTTCGCAGACCATGTTGTTGTGTGGTTTTGAATAATGCCATAGGTGAACACCATCGGTGATACCGAACGCCCCACCACGACCGCTGTACATCGCAACAGCAAGCTGTGACAAGTTTGTTGGTTTTCCGATCACTTCATAGAAGCAACCGATGTCAGTTTCTGTTTTATCAGGGGACCATGCGAACAAGAACCGTGCCAAGAATACGACGATGACAAACACAGCGGTGAAGATACCACCTAACATATCATCGACAGGGGCTTGAACATAATCAGTGATGACCTGCGATACAGCGCAGTATAACTGCCATAAAACCAAACACGCTGTGAACATCTTCAGTCGAATCGCGGTATAAGAAATCGATGTAAACAGCGCGATTGCAAACGCGAGTTCAAGGAAATCAGTCGATGTATCGTTCAAGTCCCAATAGGTGTCATCGCTATCGACAACAAACAGCATAAGCTGAAATATCGTCAATGCGATGATCGCCAAGACCCATTTAAATACGACGTGGTTTTTGCGGGGGTCTGCCACCGTCCGGTTTCCCCTTACGTGGTCCGTTGATCACAGCGGCATTCGTCTTGACCGTGGTCGATTGAACAGGTTGTGCTGGTTTCTTAGCCATGTGTCACCTATGGGTTTTTCAGAACAAGATTGTCAGTCCAATCAGGATGAACAACAATGTCCCAAGTGACAGTCCAATCAATTAACGTTGCGTCGTATGCCTGAAGTTCAGCAACGGTCATCACAGCGCACAATTGTTTTTCAGTAATAGCGACACGTGCGATCTTCAACGCCCATTGACCGGCAAACAAGCAGATTTCGTTGATCGCCAAATCTGACAAATCACCAAGGTCAGGCTTACGAAGTTCAGTACCATTCGACCACACATAGCCACCGTGGGGATTGACTTCACCCGCATCAAGCAACTGCTTAAATGTCGAAAGCGTTTCACGCATTGACGGGCTTAATGAAATCGGATGTGGTGTTTCACCAAGGTTGAATGCCCACAGGATGCCCGTCTTCAGTTTTGCATCAAGTTCTGATTGGATAGCAGCCAAGTGACGATTGATCAGCACTGTTGCATCGGGTACAAACGCGGCACCATCCCAAACATCAAGAGCATGATCGGGCGGGGAAGGGACCTCAATCGCCCCCTGTGGCAATGCAGGATTAGGCTGCACTTCATCATCGACGATTACGTCACCATAACCACCAAGATAGGCACCTTGGTCGTCAACATAATATTTCGTGCTCATACCCAAGCCCTCACAACTGTTGTCCAATTCGCGGATGTTAGTGACACATATGCACCTGTCGTATGGTTGAACGCACTAAAAACAAGTCCAAAATTATCAGCGTATCTGATGTTCAAATTCGTACCATCAGGGACGATAGCCACACCGAGGGTAGATGTAGGACTATTTGTGTCACCTGTACCAAAAGGCCATATCAATTCATCATTGATAGCGTACCCATATTCGGCCACTTTGCAAACCAAGTTCACTGAGAACAGCACCGGAGTAGCTGACAAGCCGTGTGGGATGGTCAATAACCCGGCAGGGGTGATGGTTTGTTCGGCACTTGTGAAACTTTCCGTAAATACAGGGGACGTTCCTGCCGATACTTGTCTGAGAACAGCAGCACCTGACCCACCATCAGCAGCGGCATCATAAATAAAATCAACACGCGCCCCTGCGATAATTTCACCACCCACTAAATCAGCACCGGCTTCATCAAGAATCTTTTTAACACCAAACTGAGTAATTGCTGTTTGACCAATTGAAACTGTCGTCGCCCCTGTGTTGGTGAATGCAGCAAAGAAGCTACCTTGCATACCATCAAGTGTGGTGTAATCAGGGGGTAGCAACAACCCTGTCGTGCCTGTCACAGGGGTCAACGTAATGGCGTCAGCAACACCCCCTGCTTGAAACGTTGATGCAGCCACACCATTGATGAATTGCGCTTGTGCAAGTTGTGTGGTGTCATCACCGGTGCCATCTTGTGGTGACAGCGACAGACCTGCACGGCTGACTGCGTTTTTCGCTTCGGTGCGCAAAGCTGTTGCTTCTGCACCACCGTATTTGGTTGCAGAATTTGAATCAGGCAACGCACCTACATTGGATTTGGTTTGAAAATCTCTCATGACAACACACCTTCAAGAATTATTGGCAGGACATTGGCGGGGCTGATCCTATCCAACACACATTGTAATTCGGGCTGACCTACCCCACCCGTGAAATCAAATTCAAAATCGAATTCAAAGAACGGCTCTTGTGGTGGTATTAACGCAACGATTATAAACCGTTCATCGACATCACCAAGAAAAAACATTTCTAAAGTATATTCGAAACTGAAAAATTCTGCACCCGGAATTAATGTAACACCCAAACCGGGGAACAACCGGTCAATAAAAGCCTGTTGTTGGGCAAGTGTTGTGACAGGTGTCTTGCTCAAACGTTCGACAACTAACGCACGACGGTCGTCAATACCTGATACGGGACCAAGACAAACATCAGGCAACCCGACGCTTGTTTCCCAATCAGTGATTAATTCCACAGTTTGGTTGATGTCAAATTCGCGTGTTAAATCTTCAATTCGACCCTGTGCCATGTTGAACGGTTTAGCGGTCCCGTGCATCTGTGAATGCAGGGTCGAATCTTCAACCAACTTCGCAGCCCATGCGGCACCTGATGGCATGTGATCAGCAAGCTGAACAACAGTACCGTCAATGTCAGGCTGTGCAAATTTGGCTGCTGTTACTATCATGGGAATGTCACCGCACCTAACGTGGCAATCTGACCACCTGCAACAACGATGTCACCCACAGGGGCGGTCAACGAAAACGACCGCAACACATCGCCGGTCTGCAAATCTTGGGTGTTTTGGATCGCACCCAAATATGCCGCTTCGGTGACGGTCTGTTCAAAATCAACGGTGTCTTCAAAGAACGCTTGAAGCTGAAGTTCAACAGCACTTCGCATCGTTGGCGTGTCAGGGGTAACCGATAGAAAATCAAAAGCAGTTTCGACTGTTTCAGGACCAAGCACAAAAACATCAGTTTCTGCTGAATGTGCAGGTAACGCACCATCTGCAATGATTGCAGCCTTGGTGGTGTCCAACACCGTTTGTGTCGGGATAATGTTCGCATCGTTATCGCGCAAGACATAAACAGCCACCTGACCCGGTGCAGGTACAACCCCGGCAACGGGTGCACTGAATTTGCAATACAGGGCTTCAATCGTGCCCGTTGCCGGGGTTGTAGGTACACCCGTGACTTCATAGGTGAATGTATTCGAACCGGTCACGATCACCTGAAACGTCCCGTTATATTCAACTTCAGCGGCACCCTGCATAGTGACAAGCTGACCGTTCCCAATTGAGTGATCAACGGTGGTCGTCACGGTGGCTGTTGTTGACACCCGTGTGACGGTTGATACCGATTGTAAAACAGCCGCACCTGTTTGACTAACCGACAGTGACGGACGGATTACAAACACACGGGTATTTCCTGAAACACCCAACGCGGCAAGCTTGACTTGATCAGGTGTAAATACACCTTCAATAAGTGAACGTGACAAGATCACACGCACGCGCAACGCATCATCAGTTTCGACTTCAGCACCGCCCGACATCCCGTCAAACTGTGCAAACCCTGTCGGGTCAAGATTGACGATAGCAGGGGTTGGTGTGAACACCGAACCGCTTGAAGTGTTTGTTTGCTGACCGGTGTCAATCGCTTTTAATTCGATACTGGCAAACGTTCCTGAATAGCTGATCACACCTGTTGCCGGTGTGACAGGTGACGTTGCAATCGTGTACGTGAATTTATTACGGGCAGTCACTGTGATCGTGAACGTGCCGTTGTAGTCAACTTGGACGGCACCGGCAACGATCACTTCGATACCACTTGCAAGCTGATGATCATCAGCCATCGTAACGGTGACAGTTGACCCTGATCGTTCAATCGTCTGAACCGCCTGTGATACGTCCACAACGGTTGACACAGCCTGTGATTCATAATCAAGACCATTGGAACCTTTGAAGATCGTCAGTGCGTTGATCGTCGTTCCTGCAACGCCTTCAATCGATATCAAACCGGTTGCACTTGCTGCAGGTAGTCGTTCAAGTCCTTCGTAACCTGCCCACCGTTCAAGCAATTCGCCTTCAGCGGTTTGCGGGAATAACTGCACGCTTAAATCAACCACGGTCTGTTGAACCGAATACGCAAGTGCAGCGGCTGATGTATTATAGGGAACAGTGAACGAACCAAAAACTGTGGGGTCAATATCAGGATTGACGCGCCTTACTTCAGCGTTGGCTTGTGCAACAAATTCTTCGAATGCAATTAAATCAAATGCCACCGGTTTGCCTCCATAAGACAGCGTAACGTTCTTCTTTGCCTTCAACTGTCGTGATTACGATGTTCACTGTAACGCTACGCAGACCATTCTTCAATACCGTGGCAGCAACTGATTTAGCAATACCGTCTTCGATCATCCAATTCAAGGATTCTTGTGCAGCAACTGCAAGATCATTCAAGACCGCATCAGTCAGCCGTGCTTGCGCGTACAGCCACAGGCGGGAACCTAGCTGACGACCTGACGCAGCATTCAACACATTGCCCACCCACCCACGACGACGCGACGGTGTTTGAACTGTCGATGAAGGTGCACGGGCATCTGTCAACAACGAAACGATGATTGCCGTTTCAAAACCGGTCACAGTTTCAAGGACGTTGTTCGACACCTGAAGATCAAATAAACCGTCAGCTTTTCTAACTAATCTTACATCTTGACTCATGCGTGCGGTCCACCTGTGTCAACTTCACTGTCACCGTTGCCATCGTTACCTTGACTGTGAATATGCGTATCGAACTGAATACCATTATTAACCAAATTACCGTTAATTGTCACGTCCCCTGTGATTGTAATTGTTGGCACGGTAATTGTAGCAGCCCCTGATGCCGTGACAGTAACATTCACAGCTTTCGAAATGGTGACATCGGCTTCACTTGAAATTTCAATATCACCATTGGCACGACAAATAATGAACGAACCTGTCACATAATTCGCAATACCATATTCACCGGGTTCAAGGTTCTTCAGTGTTCTGTTCTTGGGATCGGATGCAAATCCAATTGCATTGCTTTCATTTCCGTTCTGCGAAAACACCGCCATCTGACTGCCGACAGGTGGGTTCATCAAAACACCATAAGGAACGAACACCTGACCTTTGGGATCAGACCCCATGTACGTGAAAACGCCTTGTTGGAGATTGCCCGAATCATTGACCGACACAAGCCGTGCGATCTTGAATATTGCTTTTATTTTTTGCACCAAGTTCATCATAAGACGGACCCTCTTAACGATACATTAGGTGGTGTTTGGGTTTGCAGTGCATCACCCTGTTTGGCGCGTCGTGCATCCCCTTGGGTCGATGGTCTGACATTGTATGCTTCAGGCGGTGCAAGCACGATGGTCGTTCTTGTGCCTGAATTTCGATCAACAGAATAGTCAACTGATCGCGTCAGGAACACCCCTGTCATGCCTGAAAAATCGTCGTTGACCTTGGTCAGTTGACCGAAGTCCCACAACACACCGGGGGCGCGTTCGACACCCGCAATCACAGCGGTGTAAGCCGTTGACCGGGCACGACGGATGTTTGATTCTTCAACAGCACGATCTTTAGTTTCGGTGTCATCCATGTTTTCTTCAGGCTGAATTTCAAGGAAACGACTTGACCTAATCTGACTGTCAACGGTTTCACCTTTGCGATCAACACCAAATTCATAATCAGCATCAGAATCAGCACCGAAATTATCCTGTGACCGTGATGAGTATTTACCGAACCGTTGTGAATGATCCAATCGAACCGATGACGATATGACATTGTTTTCAGTATCGTCACGACGGTTCATGATGATGCCGGGTTGAATTGTTTCAGCGGGACGGAAGACCACTAACAGACCATCACCGCTAGGGATTAAATAAACCTGACGTTTGCGGGCAAAGTCAGTCAGAAATTCCATGCAGTTTTTACCAGCATCAGCACCGAAGAATTCATTTTCACTAAATTCTTTGATACCCCCTGAAAAATCACGCGCCCCAATATTTGCACCCAAGGCTTCGATCACTTTTTCAATCAGGTCCACTAACTGCAATGGTCCGTTAATCGACTTCACAGCGTCAGGCATACTTGAATCGATCAAGTCACAGGTGTTGTCGCGCCCCATCACTGTGATGGTGTCAACGCCTTCTTCAACGGATGATTCAAGTGCATCACAGAACCCTGTCAGCTTTGGTTCACCATTGATGAGAATTTGCACGGCATCACCGGCACGAACAGGATAGTTAGCGGGAATGACATTGCTTGATGAAAACTGAAACTTCCCCGCATTTTCATCGATGGTTCTTGTCAACCGGGCTGTTGTCCAATTGCTAAAAATCTTGCCGTTGACTGAAATTTCAAAACCCGCCATCGACTACACCTGAAAAATCTTGAAGTCGTCAACCAACCCGGCAGATGACTGTGATGTATTTAGATTTGCGATATCAACAGCACGTGCGGCAAGCTGATCAGGGTTGATGAATTGTTCGGCATAAAGTGCATATGAACGTACAAGGGCTGATGTCGGTGCCCCTGTGTTATCCGTGATGATTTCAAACGTTTCCTGTTCTTTCTGACCCATGACATTCAATGCAGCAAGACGGACATCTTCAATCGATGATCTTACCGTTGGGTTTGATTGGATCAATGCATAGTCAACCGTTTCAGTTCGCATGATGCGTTCATGCAATCCTTCGATCAGATTTCGAACAGCAACAATTTCATCATCAGTTTTATATGATCGTGCAGCAGCGACTTCGTATAGACCAACCATCGAAGCAATACGGTTGCCCTGTGCAATTGTTTGGCGTGCCGTGTTGCGATCAATTCTTTCCTTTGTGGTTGAAGGCCACAGGGGGATTTGTGACGAATTAGGATCGACAGACGTTGCACGGTTGACATCATTGATCGATAGTGACAACCCACCACCTAGGTTGCTCAATAACGCAAGCTGTTCAACACCGGCACCAAGTGCTTGAACTTCACTTAACCCTAAGCTGATTGATTGCCACAATCCCGGTGCACCGGGGATACCTGCAAGCAGTGTCGGTGCCAAGGATGCGGGATCACGGACAAGCTTTGCCGCGTTCAATCTGATGGTGTCAACTGTTCTAAAGACCTGTACCAAATCTTCAACAGGAAGAATGGTTTTGATTGTGTCACGGACGTTATCAACGATGTTGTTCAGGTCACCGATTGATGCAACAGAATTTGCAGAATTTTCAGGCGGTGGATAAAGAACAGCAAACGTGTCTTCAATCGCTTTCCTAGCCTGATCACCGGCTTGATACACATCTTCGATGCCCACACGCGATACAGACGGACCCGGTGCAGGACGCCCTGTAACGAACGGAATTGTGTAGCTGATTTCACCGACGCTTTGTTGACTTGCGTCTTTTGAATAAGCACCTGCATACGCTTTTACAACACCGAACACAGGCATCGAAAGCTGACCGGCACCGCCTTCATTAAGGGCTTGTTCAAGACGCGCTGCACGGGCTATGAAATCAGCACCATGAACAAACGCCCGAATAGAGAACTTGGGTGGTATTTGACCTTGGTCTTCAACGAACCGTTCACTTGAATTCACGTAATCGTGCAGCACCAATTTTCGACCCAATTCAGAAGCTGTTTCTGATCGCACCGAAAACGAAACACCTTTGAAGGATGCAGCCAAAAGCTGTGATGTTCTATTATCAGCCATTACATTGCACCTGCTAGGTTGGCACCACCGTTAAGTTGGATTGCAGAACTGTTGACCTTAGCACCACTTGTGGCAGTCACAGAGATACCACCGCTAACGGCAACGCCTTGTGCACCTTGTTTGTTCTGAAGGGCTGCTTTTGAACTTTCAATACCAAGCGTTGCACCGGCTGCTTGAATTCCTTCCATGCCAGCACCCATGACATCAGACCCTGTTGACTTCAACCTGTCTAATGCACCACTAAAATCACCTGATGCCATAGCAGCACCGGCTTCAACGATACCTTTCAAACCCACCAAGAACATTTTCAAAGGGGTCAAAACGACCATGATCGCATAGCCCAACTTTTCAATTGCAACACCCCACATACTGAAGCCGTCAGAACCTTCTTCAACAAGCCCTAACAGTTCACCAATGGGTTTTAAAATAGCACCGATATCACCGAACATATCACCAAACATCCTAATGATAGGGTGTCCCGACGATTCCCATTCAGCGAACAGAAGAACAGCAGCAGTCACAGCGGCGATCACTGCCCACACAGGGGCTGAAATGGCTGCTATCGTCGCCAAGACGGGGGCAAGGGCAGCAGCAAGCATCCCTGCAACCAGTGACAACCCTGTGAACACGACGACGGCACCTGCGATGATTGCCACAAGTCGTATGAGCATTGGTGAACCTTTAACCAACGTACCGATGACATCAGCGAACACAGTGCCGATTTTAGCGAACAACGTCGCCAACGGCTTGATTGCATCACCGATTGCGTCAACGGTGTTCTTCCATGTTTCACTGAATTTCTGAAAGGTCTTGCTTGAACGCCTCATTTGATTTTCAAGTTCGCGCTGCATGGAACCGGCAGCTTTAGCCGACATCGCATTTTCAACGGTCTTACCGTACAGTTTGATATTACCAACAGCTTTTTCAACGAACTTGGCTGCTTCAGGACCGAACACTTTCATCATATATCGTGTACGGACTTCCGGTCCCATCTTTGCCAGCTTCTGAAGTTGGTCGTTAACAACACCAATGGGATCAGCCATCATCTTTGTTGTCATACCGGGCATCTTGCGCATCTGCCTGATCATCATGTTCATACCGGACGCGGCAAGCTGTGGTGTGACTTCGATCTGATCAGCAAAACCAGCGAACGCAGCAGCTACAGATGGCGGCAATTCCAAAATCTTAAACGTACCTGAAAGACGTTCGGTGATTTCGATCATCCGTTCACCGTTCGCACTTGTGGTGTCGGCAAGATAGTTCATGGAATCTAGAAGTTTTTCGGCATCCTTGCCCATCAAGCCCATCTTGGCCTGAATTGAACCAATGGAACGACCCGCTTCTTCATCGACCATATCAAACGCGATGGCAGTCCTTGATGTCATCATCAAGAATTCTTCCATCATATTGATCGGGATACCAAGCTTGCCGCCTTCGAACGCCATCTTAGCCAAGCCTTCTTTTGACTTACCAAGGGCTTCAGACATATTTTCAAGGGTGGTTTCGAAACGCATCAATCCATCAGCACTGACATCGGTCACACGTCCGATATCCTGCATGGCATCTTCCATGTCAGATGATACTTTCACAGTGGACACAAGTGCGGCACCCAACCCCAATGCACCAAGTGCACCCTGTAAGTTTTGGGCCTTCCTAGCGAACTTGTCCATGCGCATAGACATACCCGCAACACCGCCTTGTGCTTTGACGGTGGTGCGGGCAAACTTTTGGGTATCGCGTGTGATCTTACGCAAAGGTGCTGAATAACGATCTAAAATCTCATAGAGATATGAAACTGTGTTAACCATCATTCAACCCTTTGATCTTCGTCTGATGTTGTTCAACTCATCATCAATAACTGAAAGTTGATATGTGGTCATTCCAAGACATTCGCTTACGGTTAAAGAACTTTCACTTCCGTAGGCGATTCGGACGCAGCTTCTGATGCGCTGTTCGATACTTGGTCCAACCCTATGCCGAAAAAAGAGCAGTATTGCACCGCTGCATCAATCTTGTCTTCAGGATGAAGCCGTTTCCATGCACCTTCTTTAATACGCACGCCATCGATTGTGCAGATGGCATTGCCGCCACTGTTCGACACCATGTGTCCGAAGACAGTGATCAATTCTTCAAGATCGTCAGAAGTGCCCAACGTGATTTTCAGAACTTCAGCAAAACCTTTGGAATCAGAAAGATGATCTTTCTCATCAATTTGATGCAATGGTTTCACTTCGTCACCTGCAGGAAGTTCATCGTCTTTGGTGACGAACTTTCCTAATTTTTCCATCAGTTCAGGTGCCTTCAGCATTGCTGAAAGAACAAACTTACGCAGCTTCATATAATAGCTATCGTAACCTTCACCGCATTCGTGAAAAGTCAAAGTGGCTGCAGGGCCATTACACCCTGCAACCTCAATTGACTTGCGCAATTCGAAATCAAACGTTCCATCGGCAAGCATTTTAAATCCCCTGATCACCCTTAAATTCAAGTGAAGTCACGCCATCGGCAGCAGCTTCACGGCTAGGCTTATTGGTAAGCGATTGACCGGGGAAAGTCAAAACAATGTCGTTACCACCCGGCACACGCTGAACGGCTTTGATGACATTTGCACCAATATTGTCTTTCCACTGACGGATACGGGCGTCATTTTCGTTCGTCACATGGACAGAAAACGACGGTTCAGAAAATGCACTTTCGGCATTGACAGTATGAACGGATTCAGAACCACCATTACCCGCACTTGCTGCACGAACAGTGATTTCAGGTTCACCCTTGTCATATGTGAATGAGTTCGGGACGATTGAAATTTTCTCATCGTTGACGAGAATTTCAGGGACGGACAGTGCTACACGCGCCATGAGTCATATTCCTTTTACAGAGTGATTTGCGTGCCGGTCTGACCAACCGTAAACGCCAAAGACAGGTTATAATTGATCGTGCCCAATTGGGTAACAATCGGCAAAGGTCCGTTGATCGTCACAGTGCGATCTGCAAGGCTGACCACCACGGTTGTGTTGGTGTTGAAGAACGCTTCAGCATCCGAACCCGCCTGTGTAAGTGCGTTGTTTGCAAGCACACGATAGATGTTCAGAAGTTCACCTTTGATACCAAGTTCATTGGTCATCGCACGACCTTCCACAATGTTCCCTTCGGTCAAGCGGTGTTGTGAGAAAACAGCCTTCAGGGTACGGAAGAAGATTTCACGACAAACAGAACCGGTGTCAACATAGTTCAGGTAATGAAACGAAGCGTTAGCATTGCCCGCTGCATCAGTGGTCCAAGTCGTGACAACCGGACCCATCAACATTGCGTTGCCGACAGTGTTCACACCGAAGCTTGTGAACCCGTCATTTTCAAGTTCAATCTGTTCGGTCGAATTGTACAGGTTAACAGAACCCGTCACAGGGGTGTCGGTCAGCGGTGTGTTGAAGTATGGCAGGGATGCCAAGGCAGGACCACCAAGCGCGTCTTGTGGTGCGTTCTGTGCAACGATCAAGTCAGCGATCAATGCACCTGTAGACAGACGTTTGTCACGAACTGCCATGAAGAACGATGCCACCCAATCAGCGGGCTGCAAAATCGATGGACCTTTATCAAGTGCGGTTGCACTGATGTTGTTGCCCATGATGACCAATGCTTGATTGTTCAAAGGTGCAACCAAAGCTGTGTTGTTTGCAAAGGTGTCGGTGCTACCTTGGAACACCACACCGTCAAGGATATCGTTTGCGACGTTGAAGCGTGCAGCAAATTCATCAGCGATGGTGGTGACGACCCATGATTCAGGCCACTGTGCACCGGTATAACGACGACCATCAATCGCATCCAAGACGGAAGTCAATACGGGGTCAGTCACGCCCCCTGTGAAGGCGGTCAGTACAGCAGTCTGATTGGTGACAACACCGGTAACACGCACACCGTAATCATTGCCAAGCGTGCCGACATCATCAGCCGTGATGGTGACCACACCAAGCAAAACACTTGACGAAAACGGTGCATCGGTCAGCAGATTGATTGCAGCATTAACAGCAGCGGCAACAACGGTATCTGCATCGCCATTGGCGACAGGTACGATGACAGTGAATTCTTTTTCGTCAACAATCGATACCGTGTAAGAACCGGCAGCAGTTGCCGCACCTGCAAATGTAATCGTTGATGCTGCAGCGACTGCACCACCGGCAGGGGCAACAGAAATGACATCCAACGTCGGAACGATGCCGCCATCAGAAACCTGTGCACCGTTACGCCATGCAAGAATTTTCCAGTACAGATCAGACGTACCAAACAATGCTTGAATTTCAGCATCGGTTGCCGTGTGAAGATTGATGTTAAGTGCTTCACTGACGGCTGCACCACCGGGGCCGGTTTGACCAAAGATGATGCAACGACGATCTTCGAAAGCGTCAACAAGTGCAGCAGGTAACAACTGAATGTTGACACGCGGGTTTGAAGTGGGTGAACCAGCCATGACTTACTTATCCTTTTTTCACATCAGAAGGTTTGGGTTTTGGCTGTTCCGTTTTCGTGATACAGCCGTCAATTTTTGCGTCATTGAACCGACGACGCCACAACCGGCTTAACGGGGTGCCGTTTTTATCGACTTCAAGCATGATCGTTTGACCCGCTTTCATGCCGTGCATGTCAGTGTTGACGGTATATTCGATTTTCTTCAACATCTTGTTCGCCTTTCGATTTCTATTAACTTAGCAAAAAACATTAACCAAACATAGGTTAATTATAAAGGTTCGTCATCAAGGTTCACACCAAGCGACAAAGGCGCTTCAGGATCACCGAAGTTAGTCAGTATCCCGTTGATATTTCTAAACGCGACTTCAGGTTCAAGATTAAACCCTTGATCAGCACTTATTACATCAGGACGTTGCCAATCATAGACATGAACATAATATGCGCTGTTGTACAGACCCGCACCATGCCCTGCAGACACGGTGACGTAAGTCAGCGCGGTATCAGGGTCTTCGAACTGAAACCCATACAGCGCCCTTAGCAGCGCCTTATACATTTCACCATATGCAACTTGTTGGGCATCGTTACCTGCAATGTCTTTTTTTGTCGGAATGAACACAGCGGTTGAAAAGTTATTCAGATTGGTTTGCTTCAGAAAGTTCTGTGAAGCAAATGCACCGATGGCGTCATTGCTGGTATGCCGATCTTTCGAAACCGTGACATCACCCATGATGACGAACAGTGCATATTCGTCTTTAGCTTGCTTGTTGTACAGGTCCGTTGCACGTTCGAAATCAGCAGCAGCAAAAATACGAAATGACTTGACCGCACCGAACCCTTGGATGACACCTGTCGGTAACGACGGAACACCTGTGACATCAAACGTAAACGTATCTACACCGGGCACCGTGGCAATCGTCTGTTCACCCAAAATCCCGGCTGACCTTGGTTCAATCAACAAGCCTGTGCCAAGAACAGGAAGAACTGTTTCACCAACAGGAAACGCGATTTCAAAAAACTTACGATTTGGAATAGCAACGATATCATGTGCACCGTCCCAAACATTCCCGAAACCGGAAAGCGTCAATTGGGTTGGATCAGCATACTGTTTGGGTTCGGTCAAATCATGCTCTTGGTCTGTCTCAAATCGAACGGTTCCATCAAGGTTATCAACGACACTGACAAGCGTGTTTGAAAACGCACCACCTGACACGACAATCTTCGAACCGACAATCAACCCATGACCGATTGCCGTCACGGTGACGGTTGTTCCCAATGCAGTTGCGGTGCCTGTGATTTGCGTACTGAAGCGCGTGCTTATAGATGGCATGAAACGCTGCAGGTGGAAGACGACATCATTCGGGGTCAAACTCATTTGTCACGGACCTTTGCAACTTCATCATACAGAACACGAACGGCATCGCCTTGTGTTTCAGTGATGGCACGTATCATGTGTGGTCGTGGTTTCATCTTGCCGGTGCCGTCTTCAAGAAAATTAGCATAGGGCGCTGATTCGCCAACTTCCATACTGAACGGACCATGCACATTATAGTTGCCTGATTTCGCTAACCTGCCGGTTCTGTTTGCAGGTGCTTCACCGGGTGCCGATGCCTGATGATCACGACCACGGAAGCGATAGACACGACCCGTCTTCGGACCTTCTTCGATCAACTGTTTAACACGTCGTACAACGATATCACCGATGACATGTAACCCGTTTTCAATACCCTGCTGATGACTATGCAATTCACGTGTCATACCGACGATGACGCGCTTGGTTGACTTAATAGGTTTTATGCGAATGTTGCTCATCCTTCTGCAGCCCCACCTGTGCCACGAACACGGCAAAACATTTGCATTCGTGCATTTTTTTCACAGCAGTTAACATCATTCAGGATGTCATAATATTTGCCGTTGAACAAAATCCAATCTTCAGATGTGATCCCATCAAGCCAAGCAATACAAAAAATATGGGTGATGGTTTCATCAAGACCAACATCATCGAATGTCGCCTTACCTTTTGGTGTCTGAACGATAGCTAACACTGTGTGTTTGGTCACAAAGTCTTGTTCAGGGTTCGCATTGCCGAACGTCGCACCCTGATTGGTGCGCGTCTGAATAGCGATAGACTGACCGCACTTATTCAAATTACGTTCGAACAGTCCCATCATTGTGATCCAATCGAAAACATGCCAACAGGTTGTTTGTCATATTCAGCCAAGCAACCACCCGACAAAGTATTTGCCATCTGACCAAATGGCGTGCCCTTGACACCTTCACCGAACTGAAAACCGTATGTGGCACTTCCACCGCAACACGGGTCTTTTTCTGATTTCAACGTCAACGTATTGTCGGTCACAGCGGCAAAGTGCGCTGACAGATATGTTTCAACCTGTGTCAAACATGCATCGGTCAAGTCAGACGCACACCCTACAGCGATCTGATCAACCATACAGGTTGCAGCATCGATGGCTGCTTGAATTTGTGGATCGGTCAAGGTCGTTCCGGTGGGTAAGATTGCCTTAACTTTTTCAAGTGTTGTACGTTGTGCCATGTTATCCCACTTCCAAGTGACCTTGAATTTTCATCGTGAATGAATCCAATAACTGAAGATCGTCCTGAACATACAGTTCGATTCGATCATTTGTGTCGCCATCAAGACGCACGATAGCACCTGTGTTCGTGAATGTACCGCGTCCACTTGTGCCGAACGAACCTTGCCCACCTGATCGTGCATCAAAAACGACATCAAACATATCTGTTTTGATATTACCGTTGGTTTTCCAATTGGTAAACGTCCCATATTGACCATTGTTTCGGGCACGCAGCAAAACACCATTTATTAACGCATCGATTCCACCGAATTTACCAAGATCACCCGCTAAACCGTGGGTCATTTCAAACAGCAAACGGGTTATGTGCCACACTTCACCGGGCGGTGGTCCCGTCCAATATTCTCGCGGTGCCGCCAACGTCCCGATCTGTGGTGACATGTTGACGAACACCTTGATAACTTCGTCACCGATGGCATGTGCACGATCTAAATAACGATCTAACTGAAATACGTTTCCATTGATTGCCAGAATCACAGGGTGCGTTGTTTCGATTGATGTCGTGTTGACGTGGATATGATCACCAATAGCAAACCCAACAACACTTGCAACTGTGATTTGGTTTTCAGTTCCGTCACCAGACGTAGCTACTGTCAATGTCGTAATGACTGTCGTATGTTGGTGTATTAATCTATTGATGATTTGAGTATGAACATCCGCATCGTGAATACTCAGTACATGACTACCGGTTTCTTGTTGAAAATAAGAACTTAACGGGTTGCCGAAACCGTCTGTCAAACGCGCTTCGGTAACCGGTAAAAATCCATTTTTCACCTGTGCTGAAACAGCAAGCTTGCCACCACTGTTGGGGCAATAAGCCCAAGCACCGGGGTCACCTTCACTGTTCTGCATGGTGTTCGGGCTAGGAGGTCGTTTAACGACGTTATACGCTGCATGATCGTTGGCAGGTTGTGTTGCTAAAACAGCAAGGTAAACATCGTTGTTGCCGATATTTTCAACAACGATTTGACTGCCTACAGCAATACCTGTGGCAGCATATAAATCGACCCAAGTGTTTTGGGGAATTTCAACATTTGAAATATTGTCAGCCATCTGATGAACCTTTTGGAATTTGAGGGGGTCACGTTCGACCCCCTCAATCCATTAGTCTTATTTGACCTGATTTTGAGGCGGTGGCGGTCCTGCTTTCGCAGCAGCCTTGGCTTCCTTAGCCGCCTTTGCTTCAGCAGCCTTGGCTTCCTTAGCCGCCTTTGCTTCAGCAGCCTTGGCTTCCTTAGCCGCCTTTGCTTCAGCAGCCTTGGCTTCCTTAGCCGCCTTTGCTTCAGCAGCCTTGGCTTCCTTAGCCGCCTTTGCTTCAGCAGCCTTGGTATCAGCATCAGAAGCATCGACAATCACAGCTTCTTTCGTGCTTTTGATGAAGCCGCGTTTGACAAGCTTTTCAGCCTGTTCGTCACTCAAAACCATTTGAGTGCCGACCTTCATTTCACCTTCAGACGGGGTGTAATAAAGACCGGACTTGACGACGACATGGGTTGCTTTTTTATCAGTCATTGTCATTCACCCCTTACAGCACTTGTGCAAACAGTGCACATTTCTGACTTGTGTAATCGGTGCGAACAGAGAAACCAACAGCACCCCAAACAACGAAGTCGTAATTCGAATTGTACACAGGGCGCGGCATGGCAACAGTGTTCAAACCCATCCCGACAATCGGACGAACAGATTCACCATCAAGCGGGAAGGCCATGAATTCATTGCCCGAAAGTTTGGACGATGCTTTGATTTCCTTGACACCCTGAAGGCTTGACAAACGCTGCAAGATTTTGTTGTCGCTGCTGGCAAATTCAGAACTGTAACGTTCGAAGTTGGAAGCGATTTCACGACTGATATAGTACGTCGCGTCTTTTTCGCAGTTGTTGTTGATCCACAGAACGTTACGAACCTGCTTGAAGGCAGCTTCAATTTCAAGAAACGTCTTGGTGGAATCGGTGAAGTCAAAGTTGATACCGGCAACACCAAGGTTGACCTGTGCAACGCGACTGTCGTTACGCATACCCTGCCAATCAATACCATCGACCACGATGAAGTTTCCATCAGCGTCAAGATGACCGTCAAGGAAATTGTCAGCCAAACGACGACGCAACGCACCAACTGATTCACGTTGATCGTCAATCAAGGCATCAAAGCCTTCAGACTGACCTGCGTTCCATTCGCGCCAATTGCGGTAGAACCCTGTATCATGAACGGGAATGATGGTTCCGTCATAATTGAATTCAACCTGATCCATTTTGACGCCAATCTGACCGGTCATCGAAGTCTGTGTTTGACCGGCATCGGATGCACGACGGAACTTGTGAACCAACTTGCCGATGTTCACAGAGCGTGAAAGCGGCAGCAGATCGTTCAAGTATGCATCGCCATCATCAGAACGGAAACGTTCAACGGTGACGTTATCGAATTCCTGATAAACGTCTTGCGGAATGAGGCCTTCGTTGGCAACCAAACCGGCACCGCGTTGGATGGCAATCAGATGGTTTTCGTTCGCGGTGAATGCTTCACGTGCAGCACGCACTTCATCCCACTGCGAACGACCCGCACGGCTGTTGCCGATTAGAGACTGTTGAAATAGCATTGTTCAGTTCCTTCCTTACGCGATACGCACACGAACAAGCGTCGTGGCAGCAGTGGTGATGATTTCATCGGCATAGGCAACGACTTGTTCAGAAGTTGCACCGACAACGGCGGGGGTCACAGCGATCTTCAGCAAACCAGCACCATTACGTGCAAGCGGGGTGCCCCGTGCAGCAATGACCTGACCGGTCACGACCAAGGCGTTGAACAGTTCGCCCGAACGCGGCAGCATACCGACCATGTTTTCATTGATCACCCAAGCATCATCAACGCTTTTGGTGCGCTGCTGATCCTTGTCAGCGATCATCAGTTGTTCACTGAAAACGGTTGCAGCAATATCGCTAGTGGCAAGACCTGCTGCAGTCTGCTTCAGGATCGTACCCGGCAGCATTGCATCAACAGCCACGCCTTCAACGTTCAACGGCTTGTGGTTTGCACCATCGGCAGGACCGACATAAATCGTGCGTTTTCCTAATACACTCATCGTTCAGTTCCTTATTCAGGCATGTCAGCAGGGGCGGTGTTCTTACCGTCTGCATCAGCGTTGGTGTTCAGCGGAATGCCATAACCGGCACCACAATTTGCAGCCATGCTTTGAAGCTTGTCAAAAGACAGGGCGTTCAAGTCTTCTTCACCCAAGTCAGGGTATTTCGAAGATGCCACGATGACCTTGATCGATGCAGCTTTGTCAGCATCGGCATTGGCAGAAAGCTGTGTTTTCAAACCGGCAACTTCTTCTTGCAATGGCTTCAATGCAGCGGCAACAGCATTCGCAACAACTTCACCACCGTCAGCGATTGCAGCCTTGGCAGCAGCTTCAGCCTTGGCAGCAGCTTCAGCATTTGCTGCAATAGCATCAGCATCGGGTTGTTCAGGGGTCATCAGTTTGTTGTACGCAGCAAGCAACGCATCTTCATCCATACCTTCGGTATCGATGCCGACCGCGTTCAAGGCTGCAATGATTTTCGTTTTCATAGCGTTTACCTTTTCGTTGTTGGTCTTTGGTTCATACGAAACGACCCGTTCAACACGGATCGGCATCCCGATTACACGGGCACGATCATCATCGACCCGATAGAATACTTCGAAATATCCCTTGTCGGTATCAATGATGAATACGTCATCGAACACGTCAGCGATATACATCCATTCAACGGTGATCACACCTTGAACTTCGGTCTGAAGCTGTTCGATTAAGTTTGTGTGTGAAAGCCCCTGTTGGTTCACACGGCTATCTTTGGCGTCAAGATTGACCGTCAAGGTGTCGATCTTTTCACCGGCATTGTTCACCGCCATACCAACACCCTGTGAAGGCTGTGCAGCACCGACGCTATCCAACAAGATCGCGTCATGATCAAAGACCATGTTGCGTGCGATCATGGTGAATTCGTCACCGGCTTCGTTGGTTTTTGCTTTTGACAATTCTTCAACTTCAAGAAAGATGCCGGTCGATGTATGGATAGGCCGGGGGTTCGCAGAATTTTCAACTTCATCGATACGATCAAGCAGACGACGACCGCGTTCGGTCCTTAAAGCTTCCTGAACATTGATGACCTTATCGACCTTGACCCTGTTACCGACTTTGATTGCATTGTCATTGAATGCACCGGCATGAAAGTTGTGAATGGCTTCAGGGTCGTTTGCAGAAACAAATTGACCGTTGGCATTCACAGGGTGTTCGACAGGGGCAAGTGTGCGGTTCAGCCCTTCAAAGGATGCATCGATTTCAGCAGCCGGGTACATGATGCCGTTCATGACGACGTTTTCAGGCAACGTGAACGATGAAACAATGATGTGTTCAACACCATCGATTGTTTTACGTGTCACCGCACTTGGGTTAACCAATGATGTGCAACGTAAGAATTTTCTTTTCATAATCATGCCCCGATTTATAACATGCTTTGTTAGATTAACCAATATCTTGTTAATTAATCAAGAAATCAATCAATATCTTGCTTATCGTTCAAAGAATTCGCGTTCAGCACGCAACGTTTCCTGATCTTCAGTCTCTATGACATCACCTTTGCCATCAATCAAGACCGTTGAAGTCGAACATTTGCAGTTGATACGGTTAGCCCCGGTTTCCCACCATTTGAACTGATCTTCAGTGGTGTACGACTTTCCGTGACGGTCAGCATGGTCATCACGGGTTGTTGGAAGCAATGCCGAAATATGAAGGACACCCGTTCGTTGACCCGTCCGTTTTTCGATCAATCGACCTGCGTCAAGTTTTGCATCGTTGTATGCACGATTGATTTCGGTATCAGCAATACGTTTCGCGTTCGACTGTGACACATCAAACCGTTCTGACACAGCCTTTGCAATGTCAGCCGGTGAATTCCCCGCACTGATGCCGCTATTGATTTGCTGAATGACTTGGGATGACGTGCGTTCCGATAATGATTTGATCGTTCCGTAATTGGTCACGGTCAGGCGACGAATGGTTTCGCTATATTCGCGGGACTGAAGCACCTGTTCAATTGGCACCTGCTGAATGAATGGGTCTTTGATTTGACCGGCAATGATGGCAGCGGCAATCAGTTGATTGATGCGATTGACTTCTTCCATCGTGCCTTGACGATATGGCGGTTCGATTTGTTTGAACCAAAACCAATCAGGGGGTGGTGATTGACCTTCGGTTTCAAGCTGTGTGTTTATGATCGTTCTGATTTGGGCTTCAAGCATCGACAGTTCAGCCGGTGTGATTTGATAATCATAAACGACTGTAACCTGATTGGTTAACGGTGTGACTGTACGTCGTGTTGCAGACAGACCACGAACCAAGACCTTGATTGCACCTTCAGACATGCGAAGACGCGCATCAAGTGCCCGTGTTGCCTTCCGTCGTCGGGAAGCCTGTCCGGTTGGATCACCCCGACGTTTATTCGACCGGTTCAGGGTCATCTTCATCACCTTCCGGTTCACCTTCAGGTTCTTCCATGTCTTCAGGTTCAAAACCAGCTTGGTCACGAATTTCTTCCGAACTGAAGGGTGTGTCATTGCCTGATTTGAATTCGCGTTCGTTGATTTCACTCATCAGCTTGGAGTTACCCAAACGTTCGGACACACCAAGTTCAAGCAGGTCATCCCATTCAACCTCATATTCGGATGAAGGCAATACCTTGTTCAGAATGCACCAATCGATGACATCACGGATCATTTCGGTCATGAAGTTTTCACGACGGCTGTTGATACCTGATAGGAAGTGACGGGAATCTTCAGATGATGCAAGACGCCCGGTCTGTTGACCGATCAAGATCGTTGCCGGGATTTTAGACGCTGCAGCAACGTCATTCAGTGCACATGCGAACGGGTCTTTCGGATTGGCAAGGTTCGATTCAAGAACCTTTGTCTTCATGCCCGGTGTCCACATGTTCCGACGCATTCTGTTCTGCATGAAGTCATCAGATGCTTCATTGAACTTTGCAAGGATCGCTTCATTGTTTTTAGCACTCGCACCGTCCTGAAGTTCGTGGATAAGGTTCTGTGCAGCGTTACGATAAAACCCTTCACCACCTGCACCGATGATCTTGCGCAAATCCATCAATGAGTTGTAAGAGGCTTCAAGACTTGGAATGCCATAGATACCACCGTTGTCAGCACCTTCAGCAGCGATGACGATGCGTGAAGGATGAATAGCAAAAGATGTGGAAGCTTGTTCGTTGCGGTTGCCTGTCGCACTGCTTTGAAACTCGTACATCGTCGGTTGACCGTAGTTATCGGACATCGGGTCATTTTCGGTGGTACTGACCTTCAATTGATTTTCGTAAATAGGCATCATAGCGATGATGGACCCGATACCGTTAACACCACCGTCAAGTGGTTCGTTGGGCTTCTTACCATCCCGAACACGCATGAACATACCAGCATAACGACCGACGCGCTGACGTGTGTCCAACGCCCGTAACCGATCCCACAGTTTGACTTGCTTGATCAACAATTCGACTTCTTTGTTGAACTTTTCTGAACCTTCAATTTCAGGTGTGGTCATCCAACCCGTATCAACAGGAAGTTCGACAACGTTCCGGGCGATGCCAAAACGACGATACATGTTCCAAAAATTAATAAAGGTCAGCGATGAAGGATAGCCGTAATCAAGATAGATATTGTGCATGGTGTCGGCATAGTCATAGCCACCCGAAATGACTTGCCCCATGCGTTGACGAATTCCTTCGTCACTGATCGCGTTACCTTCAAGCGTCATGTGCTGAAGTGCGTTCATGACCTCTTGTTTGATGGTGACGTTGATTTCAGGTTCGGCTGGTTTACGGTTCCAAGGCCAAGGCATTAGCGCATACTCCCAATTGCCATTTCAAGCAGGTCACCAAGGTTATCACCTTCACCGGCAAGTTCAGCGATGGCATATACCGCTGCATCAATTCTGTTTGGTGAATCTTTGGTGTTCATTGGCACCCACTCCATCATTTCACTTTCAAGGTCGTCAAGGTCATCGGCATGGGCAACACGATCTTGTTCATATAGCGCAACAATCGGTTCAGCCCTTAATGCTTTGCCCTTTTTGGCGTGTATCTTGATAACCCGCCCTTTAAAACCATTCAACCTTAAAACATCTTCAACCAAATCACCACCCTGATTGACTTCAGCAACAATGGCGTCGGCATCGTGATGATTATAGGCGTTGATGGCACGCAATGCCCATGTCTGTGTACTGAACTTGCCGCTGTAGTCAGCATCAATACGAAACGCATCGACTAATTCACCGTCCACATCTTCCATCGCTTTGTTTTCACTTGATGCGACGATGATCCCGCATTCATCGCTATCGGGGTTGTTCGTCACAGCAGGATCGACTGCAACCACGGTTCGGTTAACGATGGCGATGTCACGGGCACGGGCATCGATGATTTGATCATACGTCCATAACGCGCCTTCGGTATCAAGCGTGAACTTGCCATCAAGGAACCGGTCACGTTGACGCTTGGGCAACCGTGCAAGACGTTTCAAATATGACGGTGGCAGGTTCTGAAGGTTGTCACCGGGGTTCATGATCAGGTAAGGGATTTTTTCGGCTAACGGCTTCAGGTCTTCAGGACTGATGCCCAAGACAAAATAAAGATAGGTCCAATGCTTTTTTGAAGGTGGGTTGAAGTCGTACCACATGCGCAATTCAAGACCGCTGTTTTCAGCAAGCCGGGTCTGCAGCATCGTCACCGCATCATAACTGACCTGCGATGTTTCATTGATGTAGATGGTTGAAAATTCAGTACCAAGGATTTTTTCAACACGTTCTTTGTCGTCAACACCACCAAGCCAAATTTCAGAACCGTTGGGAAACTTAATGAACCAATCAGACTTGTTCATTTCAACTTTCAAATCAGGAAAGCAAGTTTCAAGAACCTTGGGCAGGGTGTCATACCAGATTGACGTTTTGACGTGGTTGAAATGCAGACGTGCGATCAGGTGCCGTGATTTGGTCTTACAGGCACGAATGATAATTGATCTGATGATGATGAAGGTTTTGCCTGACCGTGACCCACCGAACAAACCAGCTTCTTCTGAACCGGCAAGGATGGCAGTTGCTTCACGCTGCTTGTCGGTGCGGCTGAAGGCGTTCATGACGCAACTGCAACTTCATTAGCGGCTGCAATGACCTTCTGCAATTTGTCAAAATCCACGTCGCTATATTCGACTTTAAGAATGACAGTGCCGCTGGTTAATCCCTTGCAACGTTCCCAACTAAACGTTGCACGCTTCAAGGCATCTTCAAAAGTCTGAAGCTTATAATCATCAATGGCGATCGCTGCACTTTTCACCCTCATAGTTCAGCCTCATCTTCACCGATGTTGATCCCGATGTGACCGCTGTGTTCGACTTCCTGTTTGTCTTTCCATCGTTTCGGATCACGGTTCTTCAACCAAAAAATAGCTGATGTCGCATCAGGTGGGTAATGCTTGGTGATTGGCGTCAACGTGATGTCGCCCTTGAAGTTGCTGATATGAACGTCTTCATGACTGTAACCAACTGCACGATCACGCAACGCTGATTGAACGCGGTGGGTGTCGAAATGATCACGTCCTTCTTTTATGGCCTCCGATAATTTGGGATAAATAGCGCACCATTCGTACAGCGTTGATTCCGAAACACCGAAGATCGCAGCAAGTTGAACGTTCGTTGAACCCAAGTTCGCGCCAATGATTCGCGCCTGTTCGATGAAGCGTTCATCAAACTTGGTTGGTGCACCTACTGGTTTTTTGTCAGTCATATCAAACCCTTATGTTAAGTGCTGATGATCAACAATCGCACACACAAGGGTTTGAACAGGGAGGGGTGCGGGTCATCAACCATCAGCACCATAAATATAATCGCTATGACTATCACAGGTCAATGCTTGCGTTCTTCAACCAACCAGCACGTCAGAATGAACACCAACCCAACGACCGATATTTGAGTGAGCAAGATAATTCCATCAGCCATAATCATTCCCCTATATCCACAGTTTCGATGATTGAATTGTATATTTATATATTGAGCATGTCAAATCGACCGATGACATCATAGTTTCAATGACTTAGCTGGTTTTAAGAGGGTCGCGTCATCCCAAGTCATGGGGTTAGGTCATCAATTTGTTCAACGATTTCAATATTTTATGGTGATTATGACTTGATGACTTTACTTTTTAAAATATAAATAATAATAACAAACAATATATAATATATTATAGGTGTTATATAGAGACAACCGGGTTTGTCGCGTCATCAAGTCATCGAATTATATATACAAAGTTTTATTCAACACAATCAACCACTTATCAATGACGCCACCAATGACACGACATGACGCGACCCCACCACCATAATTAATTTAAATAATATGTTGACATGACCTAGGTCGTTCTGTAAGTTGGTTATATCGAAACAACGAACAGGGATGATGACGATGACCATGACGATCAATGAAGACGCTTTTGAATATCAGGTTTTTGAAACGTATTACGCCGCTATCGGCACCGAAGATGCACCTTCAATGGTTGAAGCTTTGGTTGAAAAGTATGGTTCACTTGAAAAAGCGTTCATTGCATATCCTGACCTTGAAATTAAATATGTACCCGGTCAGCGCAAATGGGCTGAAGTCGTCGCAATCGTCAAAGCCAACACCAAAGGATAAATGACCCATGATGAACTTCACAGGCAACATTGTTGAACGCCGGTATTTCGATCACAACGGCAAGCGTGCATCGTCAATCGACACACATGCAGCGATCACCATCGCCCGCACTGAAGGCAACAATTATGGTGACTACTGGCACGCCCTAGATGCTGAAGGCTATCGCATCGGGCAAGCCAAGACCGTTGAAAGTGCCGTCAAGATCGGTTCAACCAAGGTCATCAGTGATGCCGCCATGACCGCAAACATCAAAATCAAACGCGGTGACATGCACACTATGCACACCCGTTATTCACAAAAGGTTTTCGTTGACGGTGTCCATGTTGCCACCTTCACACCGTCTTATGGACGCGAATACACGCTTCGCGATGTGTCGGGTGAAACCGTCTGTATTCAAGGCACCGGGCATCACCGTCATGTCATTGCTGAAGTGAGTGGTCAATCTGAAATGACTGTCACCGTTCGTCGTTGGCTTGAACTGATCCCCAATGATGATGACATTGCAGATCGCAAGACTGCTGACCTAGCAGCAGACGACGCACTTGCTGCTGAAATCGCTGAAGGCAAACGCATCGATCTGATCAAAGACAACGCTGAAGATTTGCTTGAAGCGTTGGAAGGTGCCGCTGACAGACTTGAAAACATGCTTCACTTGGACACACACAACGTGATTAAAATCGCGCACGACAACGCCCGTGCCGTTATCAAAAAAGCAAGGGGTGAATAATCATGACCAACACTAAACACACACCGGGGAAGCTACAGACAGCATCATCAATACGTGGAACAGCACACCCCTGTTCAGTGGAAAATGAAGACGGGCGTTCTATTTGCAGCACCGGTGGTTATTCCAACAACACAATTGTCGATGGTGGTGCGGGGGAAAATGAAGCCAACGCAGCCCGCATCGTCCACACTTGGAATTGTCATGATGAACTGCTTGCTGCTTTGAAGTATCAGAAACTTTGCATGGAAAGCAGTGATGGTGATTTGCAGGTGTTCCTGTTCATGCGCGATGATGCCATCGAAAAAGCTGAAGGCAAGTCTGACAACATCATCGAAGGTAGTGAAGGCGACTTAATGACCCTTGCTGAATTCAATGAAAATGCTGAATGCACTGCGATCACTGATGATGATGGTTATGGTGAAGCCGTGTGCCGTGGCAAGTTTGCAAAATCATCAGATGGTAGTCGCATCCGTGTCTATCCATCACAACGTGAACTGCCGTTGCCGTCCCATGTCACCCATATCTTATGGTGCAACAAATGACCGATAATATAAAAATCACCGACAGTCCTGCCGCTAGGCGTCAATCGTTTGGTCGTATCCGTCGCCCTAAATTGACCCCCGATGATCGTCGTCTAGCCCGCTTCATCCGTCGTGAAGAAAAGCGGGAAGGTTGGTATAGGGATGTACATCAGTTGTCTGAATATGCTGTTTATCAGATGTGGCATCGCAGTGTTCGTTGGGCAAGTCTGCGTTTAAACTTTGCAGCCCGTGATTTTGGGCGTGCAGTGATCAGGGAATTTTTGAAATGACTGATGATCTGAAACATGATGAAGATATAATGGTGTTCATAGATGACACCACCGCATTTAGACGCGATTGGGAAGACGAACAGGATGAATATCCTGAAGTTGATTGTGTCCTTAAAAACGGAACAACGGCAAACGCTGGTATGCGGAAATATATGTCATGACCGATTATATTGAACAGTGTGCAAAGCGCGTCAAAGACAGTGACGATCTTAGTTGGTCCGTTGCCATCTTGACTGATTTGGTCAACAACACCAAAGCCGACGAACGTCAGCGATGTGCCGATATATCAACAGCCGTTTTCTTGAACCGTGGCACCTGCAAACAGGCAACCGATCACGGCAAGGGTTGGAATGCTGCCTGTGCTGATATCAACCACCGCATCACGACTGATGGTCGCTGCATCACACAGTCGCCCATACCAGCCCTGATACAGGCACTGCAAGCCGTCAAACGCGATTCGTTTCCTGACGGAAAGGGTTTCCCACGATGTGCGATCACCCCCGCAACGCTGTTGATGGTGACCGAAGCCCTTGAAGAACTTAACACACCAAAGGAATTATGATCATGAGTAACACCCTGAAAAACTATATTGTCTTCAACCGAACGCTTGCCGTGGTGGCGCGTGAATCTGACAAACGTGACATGATCAGTATCATTAGGTCAGATCAAATTCCACTGAACCTTGTTGAAAATACAAAGGGTCAACGCGCCTATTTTGCCATGCGCGGCACCGTTGATCAAATCAATGCGGTCATCAAACAGTTCTGTGACAAGTACGATGTCGAACTATGGGCGTTGTCTGATGATGATGCAGACGGTGATTGGTTATGACCCGTTGGGAATACACAATCGTTGTGTCTGGTAATGAAGCGTTCAAGGGTGACGATTCAAAACTAAGGTTTGATGGTGGTCTGAATGAATACGGTCAGGAAGGGTGGGAAGCTGTTTGCATCGATGTCAAAAACAGCATGGTCTTCACACTGATGAAAAGGGAAATCGAAATGTCTAATATCATCCCGTTCAAAAAACCGTTCAAACTCGCACATCGTGACGACATCAATCCTGAAGTCGTTGCCGAATGGATTGTTCAGGCCGGGTTATGGAAGAATGATCCCACTGCCACCGATCAACAGAAAGACTTAGCTTCAGCGGTCTTGAAACAGTGGGGTACTGACTGATGAATAAGGCAATTAACAATGCTGTTACGTTTGGTCAGCGCATCCGTGAATCAGGTAAAGCAATCCGTGACAAAAGGAATAAACCGATGACGAAGTTTACAGTCGTAAAAGCTAAGACAAAGGATGATGTTGAAATCATTTGGATCGAAGATGAAAACGGCACCACGGTGTGTGATCTTTATCATCGAATTCATGACCGTGTAGCTATGTCGGAAGATGAATTTTTCATCAAACCCGATGCTGACAAACATGCACCCGTTCTTGCTGCATCACCACACATGCGCAATTTGTTGAATGCGTTCATCGCTGCAACTGAAGGCGTCTTTGAATGTGGAAATATCCGCACCGAAGCAATGAACCTGATGAAGGGACTTGAAGTCGATGGATCATGATCCCTGCTTGCAATGCCGCGCTGATCTTACAGGCACGGTGACGTGTGTTGTCAGACCCCGTGTCTGTCATCGCAAAGCACTGATCATCGAAGCCCAATCTGAAATGTTAGTGTTGCTTGAAAAACTTTCGGTCAAGGTCATGAATGCAGGTCTTGCCGGTGCACTAAAGAATTGGGAAAAACAGTTCGATGACATGATGGTTGTCATCAACAAGGCAAAGGAACTGAAGTCATGACTGACATGGTAATGCACTGCCCGCGTTGTGGTGACCAACACATCGATGAACCTGATCCTGAAACGGGTTGGACCAACCCACCCCATAAGTCGCACCTATGCCTGTCGTGCAGTGTCGTTTGGCGCGTTGCTGATGTGCCGACGAATGGTGTTGCCGCAACACAGACACAGGGCAAGGCTGACAACTGGTTTCCACCCCTAGCACTCGCTGTGGGTGCTGGCATCGATGGTGGGGGCGGTATTGACGAACCTTGCACCCACCCACACGCTGTACGGCAAGGCGATGAAGTGTTTTGTTCTGATTGTGGTTTCAGATGCGCCCATGACGACGACGATGCACCGGAGTGTGTCTGATGGGAAAGATGAAACAGGAAACACCGCCTTGTGACGGTTGCACGTGTCGTGATGATAATATCACACGCCTTCAGCATGAAAACGCGATCTTGCATCGTGACTTTGAACATCGCGGTAAGATCATCCGTGAAGTGCAAGGTCAGTTAGATGATTTACGTGCGCGATTTGATCAAGAAATTCGCTTTTATACAAAAGGCAAAGGCGCACTTTATGAAAGCGAAATCAATCGTCAACGCGACTTGATCAAAACGCTTTGGGAATTGCGCCCATCCGGTGCAGCAACCAACGCCATTTATGAAGCAAACCGATCTATTATTGACGATGCTATGACCGAACGCGATTGCTCATCATGTGCCATTCAATCAACTGATAAGGACGGCAAGTGTGATGGTTGCAGTTCGTGGACAAAATATCATAATTGGGAACAAATAAAATGAAATTCGAACGCACCCTAACACCAAAAGAAACCAAATTGCTTGGTGACAATCCCGAACAACGTCTTCATGCAATCATCGATCTTGCATTCAAACGGATGTCAAACATGCAAGATGCCCAAAGCATTGAATCGCGCATCGTATCTTTGATGACTGACAATCCGATGAACGCCCGTGAAATCATGGACGCCCATAACGCAGTGTACGGTTTAAGCCCCATCAGCCTAAGTTACAGCCGCTTCGTCATCAATGGCATGTATCAAGCCGGGATGCTGAAGCGCATCGGTCGTGGGGCATATGTGAAAGGTGAAGTGTGATGTCTAAAAAATATCATCAGTACAGTGAACAAGCTGACGGGTCAGTTTGTGTTCGTGTTGAACCCGGTGACCCTTGGACGGTTATCGCCGGTGAAGGTGACAGTCAAGCATACGCCTTTGCCAATCAACAAAACAAATTTTGGAAACCTTGGATGAAGGAATCAATTCGTTGTCATGCGGGTTGCCACGATGACGAAGACGACACATTCAGCAGACGTGTAAGGAAACCTAAATAATGCCCCGTGACGTTTATTATTTAGGTGTGATCGTTGTCATGATCGGTTTCAATATGGCGTTGCTTGATCATTACACCCGTCCGATTGATTGTTCAATTGCTGCTGAAGCGTCACGTATGATCGGTGAAACAAGAGGCATCAGGGACACATTGAAAGGGTTTGCACGATGACCGATAAAACCGAAATCACGTTTGTTGATGAACGCATTTTAGATAGTGCTGTTCGTAAACTTCGCACCGAACGGCTGAAGCGAATTACACAAAACACCGTGTGGTGGTGTGTATCAGCCTTTTGCGGTGGTGCTGGCATGGCTATTGAAAGGTTTTGGTCATGACCACTTGGAACCCGTTAGACACCGCACCCAACAACAAGACCGTGATCATCCTATATCGTGATGTTCATGGATCACACAAGGCTTCTGCCAAACGTCCAAGGGGTGCAACATCTTGGCATCACCCATACACAGGTGTTGAAATCACATCAGACCGTTTCATTGAAGGTTGGTTGCCCACAGAAACTGCTAGGGATTGGGGTCTGATCGACTAGGGTATCATGTAACCCTGTGCATTCATGTAGTCAAAAGCCAAGTCCCCTGTGATGGTGGGTGTCCCTTGTTTTACATAAAGCATCGGACGCCCTTTTTCTTGTATGATTTGCATCGATGAACGCCCGGTGTTGGTGTACCCCATTGTTTCCATCATGTCAGTACGACGGTTGCGCGGTATCATTCTAGCCTTGCCTGTCTGCTGCAACAGTTCGTTCAATTTGATCGATGATACCCAACCACCACGGAAACCCTGAAGCCCTTCTTCAATGGCGTTTTCGATTTCCTGTTCAACCGGACCCTGTGAGGCTTGAATCGCGTTCACAGTTGATGAAGTTTCCGGTGCGCGGTGCAGTTTCGTTGCCGGGTTCAGTTCATCGGGTATCTGATAGGTGTTCAGATAATTTGCGATGATCGCATAACCGTCAGCCCGTGCCCATGCATAGAGCGTTGGGAAATAATCACCACCCATACCGCAACGAAGAATGTCATCATACGTCTGTTGCGGTGTGAAGAACGGTGCATAACGACGGTCGTTTTTGGTTTTCTTGATGGCGTCTTGATAATTGGTATTCATAAAGAAATTTGCACAGTTATCACCCATGTATTGATTGCCGCCTTTGGCTTGGATTTCGACCCTGCGATTGGTGATCAAAATCTTCAGCGCATCAATCAAGTCACGTTTGTCACTGACATGAACTTCTTCGATGCCGACAAAAACTTTGCCTTCGATCCATGCGTTGAAAACGTTGCCGACATCTTTCGGGTTCACCGAATGTGACAGACGTGATCCAACACTTTGAATGATAGCTTCCATCAAGAATGATTTACCGTTGCCCTCAACGCCCTGAACCAACGGTGACCATTGAAATTTTGTACCGATGTGCTGAACACATGCAGCCATATAAGCAAGGATAATGGAACGGTCACGGTCATCGGGGAAAAGCTTATACAGCAAATCCATAAACGGGGTGATGTCGCCTTCAATTCTGCGAATGGGTACGGGGTGATATGAATTCACGCACGGCATACCTTCATGTTCGATGATCACACCGGGTTCAAGTTCGGGACGGAATAAAATACTTTCAACAATCGGAAATTTCACGGCACGGGATTTGCTGAAAGCTTCCCAAGCACATTTTGTTGATTTGTGGTTTTCGGTATCCATTGCAAAATCATAGCCACCATAGATGACCTTGAATTGTTCGGGTGAAACCTGTGTTCCATTGGGGCGCAAGATCGTATGTGTTTTGATGATATAGACACAGCCTTTGAAGTGGTCGAACTGTGCATCAGGTGTCAGGTATTGCAGTCCCTGCCTGATTTGTCCCGGTGCAGCTTCGAACGTCTGCTGTTGCCCTTGTCCCTGCCCCTGTGGCGGCATCGGTTCCATCACATGGGTCTGTTGTGCTTTAGGGTCACTGTAGACGTTCTGACATGAACCAGCAGCCTTGGCGATGGTCCGTTCACTTAGATAAGACCGATGTTCAGTCCATTTCGGACGCACCAAACCTGAACGCCACATCAGACGTTCAATACGCGCACAATCACAGCCGGTCCAAAATGCAAGATGTGAAGCAAGTGCTAAATCTGCTTGTGAATCATCATAGCTACCGTTGCCGTCATCATATGAGACGTTCAGTGCTGCAACGTTACATTCCCAAAGGTCTTTTAATGTTGCTTTGCCGTTCCATAACTGATCAGCCGTGGGACGCATTGCCAAGAACTTTGCAATCAATTCATCGTCATCGATTGGACCGTTCCAATCTGCACGGGGTCCATTGGTCCAATTGACAGGGTTCGCTTGAATGGACTGTTCCATATAAGCGGTGACGAATGCTGTTAGTGCAAATTGATGGTTGATGTCAGGCGTGCCTGATGAACCGGCACGGGTCACTGCAATGAAGCGTTTGTTGTCATAAACTTCTAAACCAAGTGGTGAATTTTTTGTCTTGAAGCCTTCAGGCTTGACGCCCTGTGCAAAAATATGAAGCCCGTCACCGGTATAACTGACTTCGATATACGCACCGGGAAATAGTGCACACACCGATGTTGCAAGCTGTGACCACGGTCCCCACTGTTCAGGATTGTTGGGGTCAGCAGAACGTGCATGATCGATGTCGATACAAAAATATGGATCGGCTTCAGTCAGCACAAAACCAATGGTCGTGCTGATGGCTTGTGCAGCTTCAAGCGGCATCCAATTTACGGGATTGTGTGCATCGTTGCCCCCGCATGGTATCTTACGTGGTTTCGGTTCGCCTTCGAACTGCACCGGTTGCCATGTGATCCACTGATGTAAATTAAACATGCTTCAAATATTCCGTCCTGATATTTTCATCAAAATGCGAAACAGCTAGGTGACGCATTGCGACGGCTTGTGCGACGATCAACAAACAATCGGTGCGTTCGATAGCCTCATTGATAACTGCAGTGCGTAGTTCTTCCATCGTGAAATAGTGTTTGATGGTTGCCTTCGATGTGCCGGTCAGATGCCGTGAAACATTGGTGATGCTGAACTTGAACACACCAATTTCTTTGGCGACATCAATTGCAGCATTTATAATCAACCGTTTTCGGTCTTCCGGTTTCAACCGTGTACGTTTAGACATGACTTATAATCCTCTATCGATCTTGCGAACGTGGCGAAACCGCCTTTACTGTTCACCAATTGTAAATATTTCCACTGTGCTTGTTCGCGTTCGTTACCTGACCATGACCAACCACCGCGTTTGACTTCAATCGCTGTGAACACACCGAAGATGCGCCCCACATGTTGCGATGTGACTGTCACAGGGGTGATCCCGATCAGGTCAGACGATTTGAATTCGTCATTGATTTTTTTACTATCATTGCCAAGACCCCACCGCAAAAAACGACCGTCTTCAGATTTACCTGCACCATTGTTGTTGCGCCAAAGATCAGCACCAATGCGTGAAGCTTCTAAACGCAAGTTTGCCTGAACTGCACCTTCAGTCTGTTGCGTCGGTGCCGAACCGGGAAGCGGCATCGTCCACAGTTCCGATATCGCTTGTGCAGGTATCCCCCAACGCATTGCCCAATCATGAATGTTCATGACATATCATCCTTTATTTTAGCTGCTAATTCATCTGCATCTTTGCGGGTCAATGTTTGTGCGGTCAACGTATCAACACCGAAGCGATGATAAAAACGTTTGTATGATTCTTCTTCGGAAACACCTTCAGCTTTACGATGTGCACCCCACCAATTGATTTGTTCGGTCAGTGCCGACAACGCTTCATGCTGTTCACGTTTCAGCTTGACCTGACTGTTGACAACCACGGGGGCAAGACCACCGGCAGTCAGACGGGTCTTCATGGCTTCCGGTGCTTCCTGTGCAACTGCTATTTCACCCCGCAATTGTGCAAGGGCTTCAGGTGTTAATTCAAATAAGTTACCGTCAACCTGTTCGGGACGTGCACGACCTTTCGGTTCGGGACGGTGTTCGCAGAACGGGCAAGCAACTAATACCCGTTCATAAACCGACATGCATTTTTCACATGCCGTCACAGGTGTTATGGTGTCATCTTTCTTGCCACGAATACCTTTTTCACGGGCATCAAGTGACCATGTGCGCGGTGCGTCTGGTAAGCCATGCCGAATGATGTTCCCGACATGATCAATAATCAGTGCGTCACCTTTGCCTTCCATCGGACGAAGTGCACGACCAAATTGCTGTGCAAACAATGCATATGATTGGGTTGGACGTGCCATGCTGACAACTTCAATTGCGGGAAGATCGAAGCCTTCACCAAACAAATCAACGTTGACCAACTGAAGCAATTCACGACGACGAAAACGGTTGATTAATTCGACACGTAAATGATTGGGTGTTTTTGCACTGACCACTTCAGCAGGTATGCCCATCTGCCGATATTTATCAGCGATGCCTGTTGCCGTTTCGACATCAACAGCAAATGTGATACCAAGACGACCGGCAGCAATTCGGCAATACTGATCGACAACATCACCGACGATGTGTGATTTGTGTGCAGCCTTGCGCAACTGTGTCGCGTTGTAATCACCTGTCGCTGATGAAATAGCCACCTGTGAAAGATCAAGGTCAGATGGTGGTGCAAACACACGGTAATCAGTCAGGTTGCCCATTCCAATCAGTTCACGCATCGTCGGACCTTCAATCATGTGATCGAACAACCCGTGTGCGTGACGACCAAGACCTTTGCCGTCTGCCCTGATCGGTGTTGCCGTTACACCAAGACCACGGGCATTGGGGAACATTGCAGCAGCTTTGCCCCACTTGTTTTCTTGAAGGACATGATGCGCTTCATCCTGCATCCACATCGTAACCTGATGTGCCCATGAACCAAGGTCACGTTTTAAAAGAGTATCGACACCGGCAACAGTGATCGGTGCTTGAGGGTGAAAAAACGACTGACCGATTTCATGCGTGTGATGGCTTGATATAAATTTGACTGTAGATCGCGATGCGATGATGTTGTGATAAACGCCTTGATGAGCAAGTGCCAATGACAGTTGACCAACCAATTCTTGCCGATGTGCAATTGCAACTGCAGCACCTTTATGTTCGTGAAAAATTTCAGAAACGAATATAGTTTTTCCTGCACCTGTCGGCATGACCACAAGATTGTTTGAAACACCATTGTTCCAAGCATCATACACTTCATGTTTGGCTTGGGTCTGATAAGGACGAAGTTCATACATGATAACGATGACCCTTGTACAAACCCCGTGTGATTTCTGCACCCTTGTGACCGCGTTCCCAAACAAACCATGAATGTGCCGTTGGTGGTTTGGCGATGTTTTGACCACGTAAATCAAAACGCAAACATTGTGCACGATCACCACACAGCCAAGTTCGGGCAGGTGGATTTGCTTCCCACCAAGCACCCCGTTTTTTTCCACCTTCTAATGAACCTTCACGCCAAGCTTGACGTTGAAAGCATATGATTTTACGGGCACCCATCATCCGTGCATGATCAACGAATTCACATGCTTTCGAAAAAGGCGGGTTCATGAACACCGTTGTGTCAGACAGGTCTTCGAAATATGTCAGAAAATCTAGAAGGTGATGCGGTGGAAAATTATCATTCCATGCATGAATATCAATCGTGTTCACATCATGACCGCGCTTCATTGCTTCAGCAGCAAGCACCCCAAAACCAAGACATGGATCAAGGACTTTCCGCGTCATCAATTCGACATCAAGAATAGCTTCGATAGGCCATTGTTCGGTTTCATACCCTTCTAAATCTTGTGCTAATTTTTTGATCACGAACAACACCCTGTGTTTGAAATATGCTTATTGACTTGACGGACAATAGGGTTTAATAGTGAGTTCGTCAATAACAAATTCACAAGGGAATTAAACACCATGTCACATAGAATTCACGCTTTAATGAACCTCACTTACGAAGAACATCAAGCAGCAAATGCTGCAATCAATGACTTGGGTGGTCAAGGTGCTGCGTTTGTGCCTTCAGCACCTGTTGCTGAAACCGCTGTACAGACACCCGTTGCTGAAACCGCTGTACAGACACCCGTTGCTGAAACCGCTGTACATGATTCTGCAGGGATGCCTTGGGATGCACGAATTCATTCCGGTAAAAATGCTGCAACAAGCAAACCGAAAGACAACGGTGAATGGAAGCGTAAGAAAAACATCAGTGACGAACTGTATGAATCCGTTATGCAAGAACTTCGCACAACGATCCCGCCGAACCTTATTCGTACCGCTGATGCAACGCCACCCGTTCAGCAGCCTGTTCAGCAGACCGCACCGACTGACGGTCCTAATGTCAATTCATTGATCGTCACTGCACAGCAGTACCAATGTCGGACGGACATCCCACATGAAGCGATGATGACCCAATCGATGACGGCACTTCAAGACCCGAACAACATCGTGACGGCAACTGACATCCCGGCGATTTGCGGTGCTTTCGGTATTCAGTCATTGCCTGATTGCATCAACAACCCTGAACTGATCGGTAAAATTTATTACATTCTTGGCGGTCAATAATATGACCGACCCGATCACGCGGGCAAGTGGGGCTGCAAGATGGATAAACTGTCCTGTAGCCCCGTGGCTTGAACCGCAATACCCCAACGAAGATGGTGAAGCAGCCCGTGAAGGCACAGCCGCACATGAAATGGCTGAACTTGTTTTGACAGGCAAACACACCATCGAAGAAATCATTGATCGTCAGGCATCGAATGGTGTCATGATGGTTGATGAAATGGTTCCCGCTGTTCAAATGTATGTCGATCATATCCAATCGGAAGGCGTCCCTTATTGGATCGAAGAATCGATCTTGATCGAAAGCCCTTCCATGCCGGGGCGTGTTCCGGGTCGATGTGATGGCGCAACATTCAACTATGATGACGCAACGGGGATGCTTGGTGTCAAAGATTTCAAATATGGTTTCAGACCTGTTGAAGTTTTTGAATGGTGGTCAGGGATTGTTTACGCTATTGGAATTCGTCAGAAAATCGACCGTCCTATTCGTGGTGTGAAATTTACCATCATTCAACCCCGTGGGTATCATCATGACGGTCCTATTCGTTCATGGACAATCACCGAAGATCAATTGATTGGGTACACGAACCACCTGATCGAACGCATGAAAGCTGTACATGATCCAAACCGTCAATGTGTGACGGGTGGTCATTGCCGTGACTGCAAACACATGGTCGATTGTGCTGCTGCAAAAGCGGCATCGATGAATGCAATCGATGTGATCATGTCTGAAATACCACACACCACCACACCTGACCAAATCGCTGTGTTGTTGGATACGTTGAAACGCGCATCTGATACGGTGAAGCATATTCATGATGCTATCACTGCACGCGGTGAAGCAATGATCTTGGACGGTCATCCGATCCCCGGCTATAGTTACGAACCGGGAAAGGGTAAAACCAAGTTCATTAATGAAGAACAGGCAATTGCTACTGCTGCATGTTTTGGTGTTGACATCACCGAAGTGAAGACCGTCACACCGGCTGAAGCAAAACGACGTAAATTGCCTGATGCCGTTTACAAATCTCTGACAACAATCCCATCAACCGCACCACGTCTTGTAAAGCGTGATGCATCAACTCAAGCTGATAAGGTATTTGGAACATGAGCCAACAAATCGAAGTTCAATTAAATCGCGCCCGTATCGTATCCGGGCACCCGATGAAAATGCGAGAAAGCAAAGACCCGTTTACACAGCAGGTCAAAATCAGTGTCAAAACGGGTCAGCCGCAAATGGAATGTTTTATTCAACTTGCTGTTGCTAAAACCGACCCGCAATCCCAAAACGTTTTTGCACAGATGGAACAGTCTGCAGGTCGTGCGATGCCTGTTGATCCAATGACCGGATTGCGAACCCCTGTGAATGACCCCACCGGTTTCAAATGGAAAGTCACCGATGGTGATAGCTACAAACAAGACAAAAATGGTCAGTGGGTACAACGCCCTGATTATTGCATTGGTCAATGGTTGATCAACGTCAAATCATATGGTTGGGTTCCCAATGTTTTCTATCAACCCGCACCGGGTCAACCGCATCAGGACATGGTTGATCCGTCTATGATCAAGACAGGTGATTACGTTGACGCCACCATCAAACTTGAACCGAATGGTGCGGGTGGAACTCAAGCCGGTATCTATGTCAACCCCGGCATGATTCGGTTCCATGAAGCCGGTGGTGCTATCAGTACCGGTGCAGGTGCTTCTGCATCTGATGCTGACGCCATGTTTGCCAATGTCCCCGCACAAGCACCGATGCAGGGTCAGCCACCGATGCAGGGTCAGCCACCGATGCAGGGTCAGCCACCGATGCAAGGTCAACCGCCTATG